CGTTGTCTTGCAAACAATTCAATTCTTGGAATATCGCCACACAAATCAACTATTCTTTTCCTAATTTCATCAGGTTTCTTTGAGTGTATTGTCCTATCAGCTAATAACAAAGATTTAACATTATTTGATTTTTTAATATTTTTTAATTTACCTTTAAGACCTATCAAACAAAGTTCAGTAGATTTCATAGTGTAAGCACCTAGATTATAATAAAAATTATTATTTTTAGTTTGTTTTACCCATACAAAACCAACAGTAGCAAACTTAAAACCCCAAGCATCAATAATATCAAAGGATTTTTTTAAATGACTATCTACAACCCACATAAATAATAAAGCATCATTCTGTGTTATGTTTTTCACAGGAAGATTGCAAATATCTTTTATTGACATAGTTTTATATCTATCTTCAACCCTATTTCCAAAACCTCTATTTCCATCTTGATATTTAGGAGAGTTAAAAGAATATGGTGGGTCAGCATATATAACTTTATATTTTTTTTTAGGTAATGGTATCAAATTTCTATCTTTTTGAGTTCTTTTATGCAACCAATCGGAAAGATATTACGATCACTAAAAGTTTCTTCATCATAACTAGCAAATGTCCATAAATACTTTTTATCTTTTTTGAATACATAAGCATTAGTTGTCATCAAAGCTGGTTTCATATTTAGAAACTCTTTTTCAGATGCGTGTCCACTATCACCTAATATATCTATCCATTTAATCTCAAAGAAGTAATATTTCTTCCTATTTATTGATATGTGTCTGAATTTAGACTTTTTCTTGACCATTTAGTGTTTGCTCTTATCTATTGATTCTAAGACCGCTCTATACCACTCCAATTGTCGTTCAAGCTGTCTGTTTCTTATAGATAAACTAATAATCCTTTTTCTACAATATTTAAAAATTCGCAGTAATCCTATCATTTAACTTCTTCTAATGGTTCTTTTTTCCATTTATGCTTTTTATATTTTTTGCCATCTTTTGAAATAATATTATATTGACCCCATTCGGACAGCACTTTTTCCCCACTATTAACAACCTTATCTTTGCTTGACCCTATATTAGTATGTGTATTAGTATTATTGTTATTTAGTCCTTGTTGCGATATGTGGTCTGTATGTGATTGTTGGTTATCCACATACTGAAATTTGTCGTAATTTATAACATTAATAATCGTTACTTTTCGGTTCTTGTGGTTGCTTGTGGGCTGTAAGTGGGCGACCCTTGTGGTTATCATTTTTCTACGCACAAGACGTAGTATGAAAGTTCGCATTTCAGAGTAAGTCATCTTAAATCTTTTGGCATTTACCCTTAAAGGCATAATCAACTCTCCTCTACGAACAAATATAGTATTTTCTAAAAATCTTAAATTTTTATCCTGATGACTAGCTGAACTTATCATATATATCCAACAACTAGCTTGTAATAAGTTTTTAAATACAGGGTGTTGCCAAATGTTACGATAACAAATGAAATAACCTGATTTTCTACTCATAACCTCTCTCTAAAAAATGCTTGTTATTATATCCCACTCCTCAATCCTCTCTCTTACCTTTTTTGCTAAATGTTCTTGTTTTCCATATTTTTCTTCAAAAGCTTGTTTGCCTAAATGCACCGATATTTTGCCTGTCCTATGGTGTGAAGCACAAAGCGGAAGAATCATCGTGTGCGGTGGTCTTAGACCCATTCCTGTATGGTTTCTGATGTGATGTATCTCGCAAGGTACAGAAATTTTACCATCTATTTCACAAGCTATACAACCATAAGCGGCTACCTTAGTCATATACTCTCTTTCAGCTTTGTTTGGTCTTTTCTTTGCCACAATATTACATCTTTATTATATTTGGATTTAGTTCTTTTACCTGAGTCTATTACTAAATCAATTTTTTTAAGTTCGTTTATTCTAGCACATATTGAAGATAATGGTTGACCTAAACTATCTGCTATTTGTTCATTAGAAAAAGGTCGTTCAGATAATAAATTAAATACTTCTTCTCTAAGTGTAAGTTTGTTTCTTTTAGTTTCCCAAGCTGATTTGCTTGTTGGTGATTCTTTGCGATATGCTTTGTAATCGCTAAATAAATCTAATTGGCTCATATCATCTCCTTTTAGTTAAAGGGTTTGATCTTTAAGACATCTCGTTGAACTTAAAGATTTCTCGCAACAACCCTCAAAGCCACCTTTCTGTAGGCAGATGGCGACTAGAGAGAGAAGAAGCCGCCACCCACATTTTTTAACCTAAGTATTGATATGAAAACTTTTATACTTAATCCCAACAGGGATAATCTCTCTTAACATAAATATAATTTTTTTCATATCTGATTCTGTTTGTAAGTGATTTGCTAAAAAAAGTCAAAAACTATAGTTTTGGTTGTAATAAATGCTTAAAAAGCTAGGTTTTATGCGGTTTTTTAGCTATTGCAACCTACAACCCATTTGATACTCTTTTTGTATGTTAAATAAAAAAACTAAACAAGGAGAGAGAATGAACAAATGTAAAATATGTAATGATAAGCCTAATGAAATTTTCATAGGTTTTTTAGCAAAACAAGATTTAAAAATTTGCAAATCTTGTATGTCTAAACATGGAGATAGTCATGTAATTATCGATGGCGAAGATAATTTTATACCAACTGACTATTTTTATTTAAGAAACAATAAGGAAGATTTAAATATGAATATTCCAATTGTTAAAACTAAAGAAAGAGTAGAAGAAATAATTGATGATATGTTGAGTATTGAAGACCCATCAGCTTTAGAGGAGAGAGCATAATGTATAAAGTAAAATGTCCAATCTGTAGTAGAGGAGTTGATACTATTACAAATAAACATAGTAAAATAGTTTTTCAAAAACATATTGGAGTTGGTTTTTGGAGATATGGTCAATCAAGAGGAAATATTTGTTTTTCATCATTTAAAGATATTTCAAGAAATGATTTAAAAGAAGCATTAGAAAAAGAAAATCAATTAATGCAAAAATTATTTCCAAACAAGGAGAGAGCAAATGTTAGGTAACTTTAAAATAAAGTATGATGGTCTGCAAACAATGTGGGTATATAAAGATCACATAACACCAAAAAACATTTTGAACAAAGAAACTATTGTTCTTTACAAACAAGGTTCAATGGTTGACTTTTGTTTGGGTTGTTGGAGATACGAACCTGATACAAGGGAAAGATTAATTAGTTTAACTCCAATACAAACAGAAATAGTTAGAATAAAAAATCCTAAGATTCGTTTTTATATTACATCACACAAATTGTATTATAAAAAAGACAAGGTAAAATGTTTTGAACTTGCAAATAAAAAAATGGAAAACATAATAAAGGAGAGAGCAAATGTATAAACTAATATTAAAAACACCATCATTTGATTTGATGGAAGATGTTAAAAAGAGATTTGGTGTGGAGTTCCACCCAAATACTCCTATCACAAAGATAGGAGAAAAACTAAAGGAGATGGGTTATGGAAAAACAACTACCCAAGCTTCAGCAGCGATACGACAGACAAATACTTATGGAAAAGGAACTGTTACAAAAGTTGAGGAAGCTACAAGAGAAGAAAAAAAACCTAGCTTGGAAATTAAACCAAATAAAATATCCAGCTAATTATATATAGAGAGAGGATAGAGATATGAAAAAAACAATACTTATAACAATGCTCGTATGCACTTTTTTAAATGCCTGTGCTTATAAACCAATAGTAGATCATAGAGGTAATAAAGGTAAAGATGTTGCCTATAGATACAATGATGATTTGGAAACTTGTAAAGCTATTGCATACGATAACTCAAACATACTAAACAAAATCAACACTAAGGTTTTTAATTATTACATCAGACCTAGCTTATTATGGTTACCTGACGAGAAAAAAGATAAAGAGCAAAGTATAATTAGAAAATGCTTACAAGAGAGAGGTCATAGTGTGCTTAATTAAACAAAAACTTAAAACTAAACATTATCAATATTTGTATCTTCAACAAAAACTTGACACAAGGGTAGAACAAGAAAACTTTTATTGTGAGATGTATGATTGTTGGGATGATACATCAAAAGAACAAGATAGAATTAATTTTTATTATAAGTGGTTAAAAAAAATTAACAAAAAATACAATTATGCCTAAACCATCACATAGAACCAAAATTTTAGCTTATATATGTGCTAAATGCTTCACTACTAAAGCTGATAAATTAGCTTGGTTTGTAGGGAATACTCTTTTCAATGAGTCGTTACTCTGTCGGACTTGTTGGCAAGATCAATTCAATCGTCTGACAGAGAGTGAAAGAAAGGAATATGGATTTTATGCCAAGAACAAATAAAACTAATTCTGACGAGATAGATTTATCAATACAAGATAAACTCGCTAGATGGGATTTGTCCAATGATGAAAACGAAACAATAGCCGCAGAAGTTATTGGACTTAGACTAAAAAGACTTAGACTTTTGCGTAATAAAACACAGACAAGAGTTGCTAAGAAAATCAATGTAACATTTCAACAACTACAAAAATATGAGAAAGGTGTAAATGAATGTAGATTCATAAACATTATAAAACTTTCAGAATATTTGGGTGTTGATGTAGATTATTTTTATAAACCAATAGTAGAGAATAATCTTAAATTTTTAACAAAGAGAGAGAGGAATGGATATGCAGAAAATATACAAAGATAAATTTAACAGAGAAATTGTTTTTAGACCTTATGATAAACAAAATAGATACTCTGTTGATGGATTAAAAAAAGCTGGTTGCACTAGCACTATTGACCCTAGATTTGGTAAAGATGGTTTAATGCGTTGGGCAAAAAAAATACCTATTGATGCTATTGATTGGTATTATGAAGAAATCGGTATGCCTATTGATGAAAGAACAGCACTAATTAATAAAATAAGAGAAAAGGTTGATAAACTCTCTTTTAAAGATGCTGAAATAGGAAATATGATGCACTCACTTTGTGAGGACTATATAAATAAAAAAAAAGTTCCAATGCCTACAACAGAACCACTTAAAAATATGTTTCAAAGATTTAAGGATTGGTGGGATAAAAAAAATTTTGAGGTTGTTGAAACTGAAAAAACTTTTTACTCTGAAGAACTTGATTCGTGTGGAACTGTTGATTGTATTGTAAAAACTAAAGATAATAAGTTTATGTTGTTAGATTTTAAAACTTCAAAAACTATAGATTATGCCAATTATGCAGTACAAATATCAGCATATAAAAAAATGATAGAAGATAGTTCAGATTATAAAATTTCTTTTATGGGTCTAGTGCATATTAATAAATTAAAAGATATGCCTATAATATTTAGGAAACTAAAACCCAAAAAGAAATATCTAAATGCTTATAAAGCTTGTGAATTTCTTACTAAATTTGAAAAAGAATATAGTAAAGAACTTACAGAATATAAGAAAAAACAAAAAACAAGGAGAAAAAATGCAACAAAAAAATAAATACGATATGCCTTTTTGTGGCTTGACTAAAAAGCTTAAACCTACAGGCAATAAAAGTCCTAAATATGAGTATAGTGCTGATTGTGATAAAATAAAATATACTTGTAGTTTAACAAATAGAAAATATACATTATCACAAGTAACTGAATGGTTTATGACACCAGAAGTTCAAAAATATCATAATGCTGGTTACAAGTTAGTAGAAAAAGGTAAAATTGAAGATATTACTAACCCACATCAATACGATAAAGGAACTGATCAATTAGTTTATACAATTATGATGATAAAACCTTATAAACCTAGAGTAAATATTGATGGGTTTAAAACAATAAGTCAAGCTATGCCACAATATAGGGAAATGCCAATGACAGAAGCTAGACCATCTGCTCCTGATAACGCAGTTCCTGTTCAAAAAATGGAAGATATGGATGATGACCTACCATTTTAAAAAGATAAAAGGTAAATTAAATGTACTTTCGTTATACTACAGAGAGGGTCTAGTAGGGTTTTTATTTGGTCTTTTCTGTGGTATAATTGTTGGTATATGCCTGTAGATAAAACTTTTGAGAATGAAGTTAGAATTACAAACGATGATAGAGGGAGATTAGATTTGACAAAACAACTTGAAACAAAAGATAAAGAAATCCAAACTTTACAACAAATAATAATTAATCTTAAAAATATTATTGATACCAAAGAAGCTGAGATTACTACTTATAAAAGTGTAAATGATAGCCACAAAAAATTAAATGGTGAACTTAGACAAGAAATACAAAATTTAAAAAAACAAGCTGACGATATGCTTTTATACCCATGATTCTATTTGGTTATCCAATACATAGAAAATACACAAAAAAAATATTTAAGTTTTTTATCTATGTGTTTGCTATCGTTGTATTTTTGCTTTTAGTTTCTTGTAGTAAATATGAATTTGATGGTTTTGACCCAACTACATCAACACTTAAATATGTAATTACGAAAGAGGATAAATGGAAACAATGAATCTAAATAGCAGAGAAGCTTATAAAAAAATGACAGAAGCTAGTAAAGAGTGGTCTGAGTGGGCAGAAAAAGCAATTATTTTAGAAGAGGGTCGTAAAGCTATGTTTAGTAAATTATTTCTTAAATACAAACTTGATACTAAAACAGTTGGAGAAGCTGAACATAAAGCAAGAACTGACCCTGAGTATGAAAAGATTACAAAAAGTTACGCACACGCAGAAGCAAATTTAATAAAAGCAAAACTTATGTATAACAATCTTGATCGGTATTTATCTGTAAGACAAACAGAGGTAAAAAGAGATTTAACTCTAGCTGGGAAGCAAGAGGGATAACAAAATTCTAAATGTTGAAGCTGCTCCTTAAACAGATATACTACATTTAGATAGACCCATAGGCGAGAGTTTATGGGTCGGCTCTCTCGGTACAGAGTAGTTTGTTAGTTATTCTGCTCTGTGCCATTAGTGCTTCACTATTTCAAAATCTGTAATGTCGGTGTTTTCTGTGATTGGTTCTATATTGTAATTGTAATCAATAAGCTTTACATCATCAAAAGCTGATAGTTGTTTTATGAAAGATGATAGTTTTACAAGTGTTGGACTTTCATCTACAAACCTTAAATTTATAAAATGACCATAAGGTTCATAATCAGACTCCATTCTAAATTCAACATCTATAATAACTGCATCTCTGTTCATTCATATCTATACTATTTTTTTCTCATGATGTCCGCACCTTTAAGACCATAGATAGCAGATACAACACCAATAAAAATAGCTTGATACCAATAAGGAAGATTTTTAAAATATTCAAAAAATAAATCTAATTTAACACGAATCTCAGGATCGTCAGAAAAAACAGACCAACCCAATAACAAAATAGGCAAAGATACGAGAACAAGGACAAATTCGTCTTTCCAACCATTATCATTACTCTCAATAATTTTCGCTTTATATTCAAGTTCACCTTTCGCCATTTTCTCAGCATGAAGCATCTGAGCATCTGACATCAACTGTTTTGTTCGTTGTTTATTTTGATATATCTTTGCTCCTGTTTTTACACCCAAGCTTAATAAATTCAACCACATTATTTTAACTCCTTTAATAATTCGCAATAATGAATTGCTTTGTCTATATCCTCATTACCATTTTTTTTATCATAACGACATACATACTTAATTATGTTTCCTTGTATAAAACTTAGGTTATTTTTAGTAATAAACTCTATGGGCTGTATTTTAAACGATTTGTAGTGATTCCCTTGTACTTGCCTATCTAAAGCAGACTTGCTTAAATTTGACCCCTCTTTGTTCGATTTAGACCCCATATTTGTTCTATACTATCTTTCCTATCCATTTTCCATTCTTATCTAATAACATTGGGTGTAATCTTGGTTGTCCTGAAACTATTGATGCTGTTCCAATAACAAAACGCAACCTATGGTTTTTTGAGTATAAGAAGTTGTATGAAGATTGTTTTGTTAAGCAACCACATTGTAAAGACCAAATAAGATTATCAGGGTTGCTAAAATATTGGATATTGAATTTACTATGAAAATGAAATTGACAACAATTAATACCATATTGCATAGCAAGTTTTAATCCATCAGCCAAAACTCCATGCGTAAAAAAACATTTAGAACCATCACTTAGTGTTACTTTCAAATCATCAACCCATTTCCATCTTTTATCTACTTCTAAAAAATCATTATATGATCTTAAATATGCTCTTGGCATACCATGTTTCAAAGCTTTTCTATAAATTAATGATGAATGATTAGAATGTAATAATATCATATCAGGGAATATCTTTTTAAGTTCCCATATATATTTTTTGCTAATTCTTAATTCATCTCCAGCACTAGGTAAATCAGGGTCAGAATCGTGAAAAGATAATGCGTGTTTGTCTAACTCATCTCCACCATTTACAACTAGATCAGGTTTTATTTTTTTCTTTAATGCTTTTAAAAAATCAAATGATTGTGGGTGATGTGCTGGTATGTGTAAGTCAGAAATACAAAGTATTCGGTCATAGGTCATATAAGACCTATACAACTATTTGGTGAGTAAGTAAAGTAATTGTCCTAGAACCAATAATCCGATTGCACCAAGACTATATAAAATTCTATCTATGTCTTTTTTCATGTGATGTAGATGGTTCTTAATTATTAAATCTATTTTTTGATTTACTAATTTAATTCTACCATCAATCTCTACAAATTTTTCTTTAGTTGTTTTCATTGTTATTTTTTTCGCTTTCTTCTTAGGTCTGTATCGTGTTTTCTACTTCCTCGCAAGAAACTATTTACTCTTCCCATACTCCAACTAGCCATTGAGGTTCTTGGTCTACTGCCACTCGAAAGATATGCCCCTTGCCCTCGCCTATAAACTTTTTTTAACATACCTAGAGTTATGTTTTTTCTGTTCTTTGCTTTTGATCTTAAAACAGAAACTACTCTTGCAGATAAAGGTTTTCTTCTAATAGCCACTTCTTGCCCTCGCCCTAAACATTGATCTTGGTATTCTTTGTCCTCTTTTGTAAGCATCAGACATAGATTTAATCAAACTTGCTCTTTGTGATCTTGCACCACCTTTAAGACCTGATAAATACTTTTTAGGTAAATCAGTTTCTTTATCTTTTGGTACTTTTCTTCTTTTTCTTTTTTTTGCCACTTCTTCTCCTTTTACGCATTGGTCTTTTTATCATCTCAGCTAATGTAGCTGATGTTGTAAATCCACTCATTTACCGACTCTCCTCATAGCGATTGTATGTGCTTGTGCAAATGTTCTTTTTCTACCACTTGCACCACTCATCAATCTTGCCATTGATCTCATGTGTTTTAGTGTATGATGTCTAGCATGAGATCGCATGGTCTTTTGTTGTCTTGGTGTAAGGTCTTTTATGATATTCTTTATAGACGCAACCTTAACCATTATCTTTTTCTTCTATTCATTTTTGGTTTCTTAGCTTTTTTCTTCTTCTTCTTCATTCCGCCATGAGAACCTTTCCCTGTATGATAAGGCATATTATTTTCTCCTTTTTGGTTTTTTAGTTTGTTTTTGTTTCTTCAGTATAGCTTTTTGTAAAGCCATTGGAAGCTTCTTTTGTTTCTTTGTTAGCGCCATCTTTTCTCCTTTTTGGTTTTTTTGTTTGTTTTTGTTTCTTCAGTATAGCTTTTTGTAAAGCCATTGGAAGCTTCTTTTGTTTCTTTGTTAGTGCCATCTTTTCTCCTTTTATAAATCTGTT